GGGTGAGATGAGGACGAGCATTACGCTGGAGCCGCGGACGGTGACGCAGGACGGCGGGGGGTTCCAGGTGCCTGGGCAGGGGTCGACGAGTACGGTATGGTGCCGGTGGGAGAATGTGCACGGGCGGGAGGTATGGGATGCTCAGCAGCTGCAAGCTTTGCGGGCTGCGACGGTGCTGATTCGCTACCATGCGACGATCAATACGGCGTGGACGGTGCTGAAGGGCAGCGAGCGGTATGAGATTGTGTCTATTGATGATATTCAGAGCAGGCATGAGTATATGGAGCTGAAGGTGCAATATTATGACGAAGGGTAAATTATCGATCATTGTGCCTTCGAGGAATGAGCGCTTTTTGCAGAAGACGGTGACGGACCTGCTGCAGAAGGCGACGGGCGAGGTGGAGGTGATTGCGGTGCTAGATGGCTACTGGCCGAACCCGCCACTGGTGGAGGATAAGCGCCTGGTGCAGATCCACCGGGGGACGGCGCAGGGGATGCGCAGTGCGATCAATGCGGGGGTGGCGGCGAGCTCGGGGCAGTGGGTGATGAAGTGCGATGCGCACTGCATGTTTGCGGAGGGCTACGACCGGACGCTGGTGGAGCACGCCGATCAGGACTGGCTGGTGGTGCCCAGGCGGAAGCGGTTGGAGCCGGAGAGCTGGACGATTAAGGATGTGGGCAAGCCGGATGTGGATTACGAGTTTCTGAGCTACCCATGGTGGAAGCCGGCGGAGATCGGGATCCATGGGACGATCTGGACGGACAGGGCGCTGGAGCGGAAGGGGCCGCAGTACGATATTGACGAGGATATGAGCTTCCAGGGGTCGTGCTGGATGATGAGCAAGCGCTATTTTGAGCGGGTAGGGCCGATGCAGGAGCACGGCTACGGTACGTTCATCGGGGAGCCGCAGGAGCTGGGCCTGAAGGTGTGGCTGAGCGGGGGGAAACAGGTGCGGAATAAGCTGACGTGGTACGCGCACCTGCACAAGGGGAGCACTTATGGGCGGGGGTATTCGCTGGACAAGAAGGAGCTGGTGCGGGGAAACCTGTATTCGGTTTCTTATTGGGTGACGGACCAGTGGGAGAAGCGGGTGAGGGATTTTGAGTGGCTGGTGGAGCACTTCTGGCCGGTGCCCTCCTGGCCGGAGAACTGGCGGGAGGAGATGGCCGCGAGGAAACATGAATTGACGAGGTATTTGGTGTGATGACGGCCGACCGCAGACGACCGACCGAAGACCGTCCCGCGTAAAGAGCAGAGCGGGATTCATGACCGATGAATGAGGAATTATGACTACAGAGACTGAGAAGACGCTGGGGATTATTTACGAGAAGTACGGGATTAACCCGGAGGGGGCGGTGAATCCGATCCGACTGCCGATCAGCCGGCACGCGGGGTTTATTGAGCTGCTGAAAGAGCTGGGATTTGGGACGGGGGCTGAGGTGGGGGTGGAGACGGGGTCGTATTCGGAGCAGCTGTGCCGGGGGATCCCGGGGCTGAAGCTGTATTGCGTGGATGCGTGGACGTCGTATGAGGGATACCGGGATTATGTTGGGCAGGATAATCTGGACGGTTTCTATGAGACGGCCAAGCTGCGCCTGGCGCCGTATGATGCGACGCTGATAAAGGGCTGGAGCGTGGATGTGGCGAGGCAATTTGAGGATGGGTCGCTGGATTTTGTGTACATTGATGCGAACCATACGTTTGAATTTGTGACGGCGGATATTGCGGTGTGGAGGAAGAAGGTGCGGCCGGGGGGGATTTTGGCAGGGCACGATTTCAGGCGGAGCAGGCATAACTGCCATGTGAAGGATGTTGTGCAGGGGTGGACGTACAGCCATGGGATCAGCCCGTGGTTTATTGCGGGGCGGGATAAATCGCCGAGCTGGATGTGGGTATGCTGATCGATGTTTATTCGGTGATGTACAACGAGGAGCTGCTGCTGCCATACTGGCTGCGGCATTATGAGACGTTTGCGAACCGGATCTATGTGTGGGATGACGGATCGACGGATGGGACGCTGGAGCTGCTGCGCAGGCATCCGAAGGTGACAATCTTGCCGATGAGGATGCATGGGCCGGATAACGAGTACTGGGTGACGGAGCTGTTTCCGCAGTACGAGAAGTACAGCCGCGGTGAGGCGGATTGGGTGATGGTGGCGGATGCGGATGAGTTCATTTACCACCCGAATATGGTGGAGTTCCTGGGGCGGAAGAAGCAGGAGGGGGTGCAGCTGATCTGGTGCCGGGGGTTTGCGATGGTGAGCGAGCGGCCGCCGAGTGGTAGCGGGCAGATTTACGAGGAGATCCGCAGGGGGCTGCGGGATAAGCTGGAGAGCAAATGGACGGTTTTTGACCCGGAGCTGACGCTGCGCTTTAAGAAGGGCAGGCACGGGGGGCCGAGGTATGTGGATGATGGGATTACAACAGACGGGACGGGCGAGCTGAAGCTGCTGCACTACCGCTACCTGGGAGCGGAATATTTTGAGAAGCGTGACATTATGACGGTGGAGCGCTTTGAGATGGTTTACCACGAGGGGAATAAGTACACGTCTGAATACCTGCGGACGCTGCCGGATAAGAGCCGGGGGAGCGGGTTGGAGTGGTTTGCGAGGCATTTGGGGGAGGCGTGGGATGTGGTGGATGATGACCGCTGACAGCCGACGGCCGACCGATGACCGCCAGATCCTTCGCTCCGCTCAGGATGACAAGCGCTATGCTCAGGATGATGGGGAGGGGTGCGAGTTTGTGGCGACGCTGACGATCGACCAGGCGCCGGTGACGATGGAGCTGGTGCGGGTGGAGGGGGGGCATGTGGGGTGCTTTAAGGGGCGGGATTTCAGCCTGAAGGTGCGGGTGCTGGATGGAGTGACGCTGCGGGCGGCGCTGGAGCGGGCGCGGCGCTTTTTGGAGATTGCGGAATTATGACGGATTTATCGATTTTGATCCCGGCACGCAATGAGATGTTCCTGGCCAGGACGATCCAGGACATTCTGGAGCACGCGGAGAGCGACTTTGAGGTGATTGCGGTGCTGGATGGGCCCCGCGACGATGCGCGGGACTACGGCTGGGCGGAGCCTCCGATACCGGTGCACGAGCGAGTGACGGTGGTGCACTTCCCGGAGAGCATTGGGCAGCGGGCGGCGACGAATGTGGCGGCTCGGCTGGCGAGGGGCAAGTACGTGATGAAGGTGGATGCGCACTGCGCGTTTGACCAGGGATTTGACCGGAAGATGCTGGAGGATATGCAGCCGGATTGGACGATGCTGCCGGTGATGCGCAATCTGCATGCGTTCGATTGGGTGTGCGAGAAGGGCCACCGCAGGTACCAGGGGCCGAGCGGGCCGTGCCTGGAGTGCGGCGGGCCGACGGTGCGGGATGTGGTATGGATTGCGAAGACGAGCCCGCAGAGCACGGCGTTCAGGTTCGACAATACGCTGCATTTCCAGTACTGGAATGAGTACAAGGAGAAGCAGATAGGTGACCTGGTGGAGACGATGTCGATCCAGGGGAGCTGCTTTATGGCTTCACGTGAGAAGTACTTCGAGCTGGATCTGTGCGATGAAAAACACGGGAGCTGGGGGCAGCAGGGGGTGGAGGTGGCGTGCAAGACGTGGCTGAGCGGGGGGCGGGTGGTGGTGACGCGCAAGACGTGGTATGCGCATATGTTCCGGACGCAGGGCGGAGACTTCTCGTTTCCGTACTCGAACCCGGGGAAGGCGGTGAAGCAGGCGCGGGAGTACAGCCGGGATCTGTGGACGAACAATAAGTGGCCGAAGGCGATCCACCCGCTGAGCTGGCTGATTGACAAGTTTGCGCCGGTGCCGGACTGGGGGAACAGCTGGGGGGTGGTGTACTACACGGATAACCGGCTGGATCCGGCGATCCTGGATGCATGCCAGCGGCAGCTGAAGAAGTCGGTGCAATCGCACCGGATTGTGAGCGTTTCGCTGGAAAAGATGGATTTTGGGGACAATATTACGCTGCACCTGGAGCGGGGTGCGCTGGCGCTGTTCAGGCAGATATTAGCCGGCCTGGAGGAGCTGGATACGGATGTGGTGTTCTTTGCGGAGCACGATGTGCTGTACCATCCGAGCCATTTCTTATTTACGCCGCCGGACGATAAACATTATTTCTATAATACAAATGTATGGAAAGTGCGGATGAGCGACGGCCACGGGGTATACGTGGACGACTGCAAGCAGACGAGCGGGCTGTGTGCGAACCGGCTGCTGCTGCTGGAGCACTACCGCAAGCGGGTGAAGATGGTGGAGGAGAACGGCTACAGCTCGGGCATGGGATTTGAGCCGGGGACGCACGGGCGGGCGGATCGGGTGGACGATGTGAAGGCGGAGGCGTGGAAGAGCGAGTGGCCGAACCTGGATCTGAGGCACGAGGGGAACCTGACGCGCTCGAGGTGGACGAAGGAAGAGTTCAGGAATGCGCGCTATACGGCGGGGTGGACGGAGGGGAGGAATTTCCCGGGGTGGGGAAGCCTCCATCACCTTTGGAGGAAGATTTGAACGCAGAGAGATTGAACCGCTAAGGCGCTAAGGACGCTAAGGAAGAACTTTATTATGGCTTTCAAAGTGAAGCTGACGACTAAAGGGTTTGAGGAGTACCTGGAGCGGGTGGCGGCTTCGGGTAAGAGTGTGGATGTGGCTGCGGCGGCTGCGCTGGAGGCGGGGGGGGAGGTGCTGCTGGAGGGGATGCGGCGGAGGGTGCCGGTGGCTACGGGGAACCTGAAGGACAGCCTGAAGGTGAACGGGCCGGAGCAGGATGGGAATTATCATTTTATTGATGTAGGCCTGGTGGGTGCTGATGCGGATACGGCCAGGTATGGAAATGCGCAGGAGTACGGGACGAGCAGCATGGGTGCGAACCCGTATGTGAGGCCGGCGATGGATGAGGATATGCGGAAGGCGCGAGCGGCGATGAAGCAGGTGTTTGAGGAGGTATTAGGAGAATGATCTCACGCGCAAAGCCGCTAAGATCGCAAAGGGAATCTAGATGAGCTCGATTTGGGAGATTACGGAGAGCGCGCTGGATGGGCTGGGGGTGGCGTTTGGGGCGAACGTGTATATTTCTGCGAGCGCTGCGAGCCTGCCGAACCAGTACATGGTGTATACGCTGATCAGCAGCCCACCGCTGCAGCATGCAGACAACGGTGAGAGTCTGCGCTATTACCGGATGCAGGTGAGTGTGTATGACAGAAACGGACTGACGAATTTACCGGACACGGACGGCGTGATGGTGGCGGCGGGGTTCAGCCGCGGGCCGAAGCGCGAGCTGCCGTACAACCCGGCGACAAGGCATTTTGGCCTGGCGCTGGAATATGTTTACCTGGAGGAGGCTGCTGAGGCGCCAGGTCCATCGGCGAGCAATTCGCCGTCATTATCGCCTTCGGCGAGCGGTTCGCCTTCGGCGAGTGTTTCGCCGTCGGTTTCTGGGAGTGTTTCGCCGTCGGCTTCGACGAGCCCGAGCACGTAATTCTAACAAAGGAGCTATGAGAGATGACTATTCAGAGTGGTGAGTATAAGAGCAGGGTCGGGTTGGACAACCTGTACTATGCGATCGTGAGCGTGGACTCGGCGGCAGCCTACACGGTGGGAGCACCGGTGTACCTGGCGCCGGCCGCGGCTGCGACGCAGGCGCCGACGACGAGCATCGAGACGCAGTACGCCGACGACCAGCCGTATGATGTTTTTACGGGTGAGGGCGACACTGAGGTGGTGCTGACGATGACGGGGGTCCCGCTGGTGACGCTGGCGGCGATCACGGGGAAGACATACGATGCGGTGAATGGGCGGATGTACGATACGACCCAGTCGCCACCGTACTGCGCGCTGGGCTTCCGGGCGATGAAGAGCGACGGCTCGTACCGGTACTACTGGTTCTTGAAGGGCATGTTTAACATGCCGGGCGAGGACTCGGAGACTAAGGGCGAGACGCCGACTCCGCAGACGCAGGAGATCACCTATAAGGCGATCAATACGGTGCACAAGTTCAACGTGGGCGGGTCGAGCACGTATGCGATCAAGCGGGTGACGGGCGATACGAGCGCTACAGGTTTCTCGGCGACGAACTGGTGGACTGCGGTGCAGACGCCGGATAGTGTGGTGATTGCGAGCGAGAGTGTGAGCCCGAGCGCGAGTGTGAGCCCGAGCTAAGAGCGACCGTCCCGCGGGAGACCCCGGTCCAGCCCTACCGGGGCTGGGGCACCGCGGGATTCATGACCGCCGACGGCCGTTGCTGCCGGCGGTCCTAACCTAACCCACAGCCCCTTCCCTTCAGAGAAGGGGAGTATAAGGAGTGATTATGGCTTTGCAGACGCCGTTGCAGATTACGCTGTATGATGCGAAAACGGATGAGATTAAGGCTACTTATTCGCGGGTGTTTGTGCCGTGGATGGTGTTGAAGTATGCTGTGCACCTGGCGAAGGATTTGGATGCTTCGAATATGACGGAGGAGCAGCTGGACCAGCTGGGGGGGCTGATTGTGACGGCGTTCGGTGAGAAGTTCAGCATTCAGGATCTGAATGAGGGTGCGGATATTGGCGAGATGATGACGGTGCTGAACCAGATCATTGCGAAGGCGAGGGGTGAGGGCCCTTTGGACCAGAGTTAGCGGATGTCCCGCGGGAAAGCACCGCGGGACTGCGCCCCGATGAAGAACAATCGGGGCTTGACGATGAGGCGTCACTGGTTGATTTGGAGATTGCGCTGGTCAAGGCTTTCGGTTGGAGCTTGCGTGACATCGATGAGACGGCGGTGGAGAGCTTGTTGCCGTTCATTAAGAGATTGACCGCCGATCCCGCGGGAGATCGCCGCGGGACTTCGCCGCCGATTAAGACGGTGTTTGTGGATCAGGTGGATTGGCTGTGAGGCGATATGGCTGAGAATGATATTTCGGGACGAGTTAGCCTAGATACGACGGATTTTAAGACGGCGGTGACGCAGCTGAACCGGGATATCCGAGTCATTGAGTCGGGGTTCAGGGCCTCGGCGGCGGCGCTTGGGGATTGGGGGAAGAGCGCTGAGGGGCTGGAGATGCGGATTAATGCGCTGACGCAGGAGATCGATGCGCAGCAGCGCAAGGTGGGGGCGCTGGCGGATGAGTACGAGCGGGTGGCGCGGGAGAAGGGATCGACGAGCCGGGCGGCGCAGGAGCTGCAGATCAAGCTGAATAAGGAGACGGAGACGCTGGGGAAGATGCAGAGCGAGCTGAAGCAGACGGAGAGCTCGCTGGAGGGGATGGGGGACGAGAGTGTGGAGGCTTCTAAGGATGTGAAGAAGCTGGGGGACGAGGAAGAGCGGACGACGAAAGAGACGCACAAGCTGGATGCGGCGATGAAGGGGCTGAGCTCGGCGGCGAAGGTGGGGGTGGCGGCGATTGCGGCGGTGGGGGTGGCGGCGGTGGCGGCAGTGGCCGGGCTGGGAAAGATGATCGGGAATGCGACGGATCTGGCGGGGGAGCTGGTGGATCTATCGCTGAAGACGGGGCTGGGGGTGGAGCGGCTGCAGGAGCTGGCGTACATTGGTGAGCAGGTGGGGACGAGCGCGGATACGATGACGGGGGCACTGAGCAAGCTGATCCGCAATATGAGCAGCGCGCAGGAGCAGACGGAAGACTACAGCAAGGAATTAGGGAAGGCTTATGAGGCCGGAGAGGAGTTTACCGGCGAGCTAGGGCCGCAGGCAGCTGCGTTTGCTAAGCTGGGTGTTTCTGTGAAGGATTCGTTAGGGAATCTGCGTGATAGCGAGACAGTGATGTTTGAGGCGCTGGCGGCGCTGGGCAAGGTGGGGAACGCGACGGAGCGGGATGCGCTGGCCATGGAACTGTTCGGCAAGAGTGCGCTGGAGCTGAACCCGCTGATTAAGACTTCGCGACAGGAGATGGAGCGCCTGGCCAAGGAAGGGCGGACGTTAGGGGCGGTGGTGGCCGAGGAAGATGTGCTGGCGCTGGAGCAGTTTGGGGATACGCTGGCGGGGTTGAAAAGCGGGCTGCAGGGGACGCTGGCGACGCTGGCGGGGGCTTTCCTGCCGGGATTGCAGGGGGTGACGGGGGCGGCGCAGGGATATTTGAAGGAATTATCGAGCCTGGTGAAGAGCTCGGACGGGGACCTGGAGCAGATTGCGGGGGGGATTGGGGAGCTGTTCGGGAGTATTGCGAGCGATGTGGCTTCAGCGCTGCCGCAGGTGCTGAATGCGGGGCTGGGGATCGTGCAGGGGCTGATTACGGCGATTGCGGATGCGGCGCCGCAGATTGCGCAAGCGGCGGTGGAGATTGTGACGGGGCTGGCGACGTTTGTGGTGCAGAACATTCCGATGGTGGTGAAGACGGGGCTGCAGATTGCGCTGGCGCTGGTGGATGGATTGGCCAAGGCGCTGCCGGATTTGATCACGGGGGTGGTGGGGGCGATGGCGGAGATTGTGACGGCGGTGGCGGATGCGCTGCCGGAGCTGGTGGTGACGATTGCCGAGGCGATCCCGATGATACTCGAGGCGCTGATTGAGGCGCTGCCGGAGCTGATTGAGGCGGGGATTGAGCTGCTGCTGGCGCTGGTGGACGGGATTGTGCAGGCGCTGCCGATCTTGATTGCGGCTGTGCCCAGGCTGATCCAGGCGTTGATGGATGGGATCCTGCGAGCTTTGCCGATGCTGCTGGATGCGGCGATTGATATTCTGCTGGCGCTGGTGGATGGGCTGATCCAGGCGCTGCCGGTGCTGATTGCGGCGGTGCCGCAGATTATTACGACGATCATCAAGGGGCTGGTGACGGCGCTGCCGATGCTGATCAGCTATGTGCCGCAGATCATTATGGCGCTGGTGGATGCGATTATAACGGCGCTGCCGGCGCTGGTGGAGGGGGCGGTTGAAATTATTATTGCGCTGATTGATGGGATTGCAACGGCTATTCCCCTATTGATCCAGTACATCCCGGAGCTGATTGTGGCGATTGTAACGGCTTTGGTGCAGGCGGCGCCTTTGCTGTGGGATGCGGCGGTGGAGATTGTGACGATGCTGTATGAGGGGATTGTGAGGTTGCTGCCGAAGATTGGGGAGGCGGCGAAGAATATCATTACGGCGCTGGGGAATGCGGTGAAGAAGCTGGGGCCGCAGATCCTGCAGGTGGGGCGGAACATCGTGGAGGGGATCTGGAACGGGCTGAAGAAGGCGGAGGAGTGGTTCAAGACGCAGGTGCGGAACTTCTTCACGAAGATTATCAAGAGTGTGAAATCGGTGCTGGGGATCCAATCGCCGAGCAAGGTTTTTGCGGAGGTGGGCGAGAACATGGCGCTGGGGCTGGGGGAGGGCTTCGGGGCTATGTTTGGTCCGGTGAAGGACGAGGCGGTGGATGAGGTGGCGGCGCTGAATGAGAGCCTGGTGCTGGAGCCACAGGCGGAGATTGATACGAGCTGGCTGAACGGCCTGAACGGGGCGATGGATACGGCGAAGAATTTCCTGGGGCAACTGCGGACGCTGGGGGGTGAGGCGGGGAAGGCTTTGGCAGGGATTGCGGGCGGGATTGGCCAGGCGCTGGTGGAGGTGGGGGATGAGGTGAAGGCGGCGCTGCCGAAGATGATTGCGGCGGGCGTGGAGATGATCGTGGCGATCGTGGATGGGCTGAGCACGGCGCTGCCGAACCTGGTGAACTACCTGCCGGAGGTGATGGACGAGGTGGTGGGTACGCTGGTGCAGGAGGCGAGTAAGATCCTGGCGGCGGCGACGGCGATGGTGAAGACGCTGGTGGATGGGATCCGGGCGATGCTGCCGCTGGTGCGGACGGCGGCGACGAATGTGATGACGACGATTACGGATACGCTGCGCAACCTGCAATCGAGGATACGGACGGCGGGGCAGAACCTGGTGACGACGTTTACCCGGGCGATCAGCGGGATGATGAACAGCATCCGGACGATTGGGACGAATATTGTGACGGGGGTGTGGAACGGAATTGTGGCCAGGCA